GTTACACCATCAGCAAGCACCGCCCCCAAGCTGCTAACGCGGTTGCCCTGAACGACAAGATTAGTGCAAAGACCAGACCGCAAAAAGGTGCCGCACTTGTTGGCTGTGTTGTTGGTAATTGCCGCGCCTAAGAAGCCTGGGCCGCTTACAAGGCTCATGGTAAAGCCGATAACGCAATTTTCGGCATGGTTGCCGTAGAATGACGTATAATTGCCAGAACGCTTCATCGCCGCGCCAAAGAAGCAGTTGATGAACTGGTTGTTATAAATCGTCGTCTTGCAATCGAGCCGCACCGCCCCGCCCGCAGATGCATAAATACCGAGGTCACGATTGCCGGTAAAAATGCAATCATGAATGTTCAGCATCACAGCGCCGCTGGCAAAAATGCCTGAGTCGCCGCCTGCCGTCTGCCAATGCGCGCCGCCATTTGCCTTCATGTTTGAAATCGAACACAAAGAGATGCCGTTGTAGTTGACGCCTGCAATCGTGTAGATGCCTTTGATCGACAGCCCGTCACACGTTGCAGAAGCGCCGACTTTACCGGGCGGTGGCGGATAATTGGCAATGAACGGAACCGAAGTTGAAACCTTCTGGTTCGTTTGGTTGAACGTGCCACCGTCCCAAATAACAGTTACGCCGCCGGCAGGCACACCCGTTCCATCTGCGGGAACGGTCATGCGGATCATGTCGGCATCAAGATTGTCTGCGATAAAGACAGCGTTGGGGTGGCAGCGCACTCTAAGCGAACGCACCAGGCTGATCGAGACACCACCGCTGTCTGGCCCCGTGCCAGCGATACGGTAGTTCCCTTCGGGAATGTAAATGTCACCGCCCGCCGCAAACGCCGCTGCCAGGCCCGCTGTAGCGTCCCCAATTCCATTGGCAGGGGTGTTATACGGCGCGGCCTGGACGTTGATTACACCGGCTTCAGTTGATATTAGCCCGGATCGAATGTCGGCCTTGATGAAGCTATATGGTACCCGCCGGCTATCGCCATTGTTTGGCGACCAGACAACAAGATTATCCCCGCCAGCAAGCGTGGTCAGCAATGGGAGTTGATTGATTGTTGTCATTGTTTATGCGCTCCAGGGAAGCGGCGGGGTGACAACCGAAGGGACGATCTGTTCGTTGATCTGGTTGGCCACGCTGGCCTCCAATGCCGCAACACGCTCTGCGCCCAGCGCGTTTTTCACCCAGCCGATCACCTGCTCCTGCGTCAGGTCAGCGTAGGGCGTGAACGGGGCGTCAAGATCAATCGTCACGCCCTGCGCGCCATAGGCAGAGCCTACGAAGCCAGCTTCGCTGCCGGTCAACGTCCAGTGGACGGTGAAGACCACATCGACCTTGCCATCGCGTTCAGGGTAGGCGTTCATCTGGACAACGGCCCAAGTGTTGGTAATCATGATTCAGTTTCCTTAGTGAAGGTCAACCCATGCGCCAGCGGCAAACACTTGCAACTTGTCGGTCGTGACGTTGAATATAATCAGACCTTCTTGCGTTGCGCCGCCGATAGCGTCGCGCTGCGCGGTAGACATACGCGGCGGCAGAAAGCCTTTTGTAGTTGATGAAACATCCAGTAGGGCGGAGACGTCTGGGCTGCTTGTCCCGATTCCAACGCTGCCTGTGTTGTCAATACGCATTTTTTCAGCAAGAACATCGGCAGTGCGCGTAAAGAAAGACAGGTATGTGGTCACGTAGTTGGCATCAAGCGGCCCGCACTGAACGAGGCCGGCATTTTTACCAACGCCAGTCGTGTCTGTGCCTTGAAGAAGAAGGCCCGTGCTTTTGGTAGTGTTGTTAGCGGCGTTGTCATTTCTAACAACAAGCGGCGAGTCACCAGCAGCGGTGTTTGTCCGCGTCAGTGACGTACCAAACACATCTAGCTTTGCAATCGGGCTGCTCGTCCCAATCCCGACGTTGCCTGTAGCGTCGATACGCATCCGCTCTGAGCCATTGGTTGCCCAAAAAACCGCATTAGAGCCAGCGTCAAAACTCATGCGGTTATTGGCGTTAGCCCCGTAAATTGCGAGAGGGCTTGCGGCTTGGGTGAAGCTAAAAATTGGTGTGCCTGCGGCGTTAGAGGCAACGAAGTTGTTGTCGCTTTGAAGCGTTAGGTTGGCAGTGGCAGCGCCTGCTGCGTTGAGAAACGACAAGCTTTGGTTGTTGGCAATTCGAACGCTGCCGCCAGCCACATCTAGCCTTGCACCGGGGTTATTCGTCCCGATCCCGACATTGCCTGCGCTGGTTATACGCATAGCCTCTGTGCCGCCTTTGCTGAAAGCAAGCGTATCAGCGGCGGGTGACCACATCCCAGTGTTGAGATCACCGGCGAAGGTGTAAGACGGCTCAGAAACTGAGCCGAGGCCATTAGAAATGTACGGTATGATGTTTGCGTTCAGAATATTGTTGATCGCCGTGCGCTTGCCGACACCAGCCTGCACGACCTGAATTTCCTCAATGCCAGCCAGGGGAAGTGTGGCTGCGGGAAGGTCGGTTAATGTTAGAATGTCAGCCTTAATCGTGCTGTAAGGCACCCGCCGGCTATCGCCGTTTTCAATCGACCACACGACAAACAGGTCGCCGTTCAAAAGATTAGGAAGCAATGGGAGTTTGTTAATAGTAGTCACGATTAAAACTCCAAATTGCCATCAGGCCCAACGTCCAGCGGATACTCACCCTGCGGCAGTCCCTCGTCACCGTACACCCAAGGCTTGTTGCCTTGGCCCGCAGGCAGGCCAGGCGAGTAACGCTGTTCTGGCGGCATAGCAGCGCGGCCAAGCAGCGTGTTAAACCCAAAGCGCGCAGCCGTTAGCGTGTTGCCAGACACTTGCTTGCCATAGCTGGGCGCAATCTTGATGGCCAAGCCGGTGATGATCGCCTCGTTGGCACTATCCGGCACACCCATGTTTGTATCGAGATCAGCAACGGCAATGCTGCCGCTGATATTCGGGCCAAGCCGGATGCCGCGTGCGTTCCAATCCAGCAGCATGGAATCCAAACGCCGCGCCGCGCCCTGCAACCCCTCCGGTGGCACGTCGAACACGTAATCAGCCAGCCCGATTTCCTCGAAGGCTGCGTTGATAAACTGGCGGCGGGAGTAGCCCATTAGCCAAGAGCCTCTGCAATCATGGCGGCCAGCTTGGCATCGCCAGTCTTGTGATGGAACTCCAGGCCGAGTTCCTTGGCCTTCTGCACCAGTTCGGCGCGGGTCGGCGGTGCGTTATCGTCTACCGGCCAAGCGAACCAGCCCGCCTCAACGTGCGCGGCTAGTTCTGCTTCGTTGGCCACACCGGCATAACGCACCGCACCGATCCCCGGCAACGTCATCGTGCCATTGGCGTGCTTGCGATACACAAGATTCGGGAACTCCATTATTTCTTCTTCCCTGCGCGCATGTTGTCCACCAGATTAGGATAAGGTCGGCCAGCAGCTTTCGCCATCGCTTTCGCGCTGGCCTTCTGCTTGGGTGACAGCTTATCCGGCTTTCCCTTGGGTGCCGGTCGATCCCATACAGGCTTCGGTTTCTTCACCATTTCACCTTATCCGCCCAGAAAGCTGCGCTCATCTTGCCCTTGGCAATGTTGGCACCGTGCCGCGCCTTGAAGCTGGCCCGCTTGTCCTTCATTGCCTCGCTCTCGCCCGCTTTCGGCTTGCCTGCGGTTTTAGCGCCTTGCTCACCGAAACGGATCGTCTTAACCTTGTCCCCCTCCTTGGCCACCACGACATGAGATTTAGTCGGGTGGCCCGGCGTGCGTTTGGGCTTGTTATAGCCCGAAACGCCAGCACGTTCGAGGCGGGAGTCTTTTTTCACTTCGGCTTCTTGGTCATCTTCATGGGCTTACCGGACTTCACAGCCGCCTTTTTAGCAGCCGCCATGCCCTTAGCATCGTAACCGTATTTCTTTCCGTTGACCATCGGCATGTTACTTACCCTTCTTCTTCTTGGCCCGTTCCGCCGTTGACAGCGCAATGGCAACTGCCTGCTTTTGCGGCTTGCCCGACTTCATCTCGGAACGAATGTTCTTCGATACGGTCTTGGCACTGTAGCCCTGTTTCAACGGCATACCAAATTCCCTTTACGGGTTAAGGGCGGCGCACTTCCAACGCCGCCCCCATCCCCATTAGATGCGATACGAAACGAACGTATTCGCAGCGGTCTTGCGGGTCATGAAGCGCCCGCTGGTGCCGGCTGCCACAGCGCCAGCGCCAACAACGGTATGGCCCGATGCAGCGGCAGTCACGGTGAAGGCGTTTGTTGCGCCGGTGTTGATCACGCTCCAGAAGAACGCATCATTGATCGCAAACGAACCAGCAGCATCCATGACCGCGCCGGTATCAAGCGTGGCAACCACAGCAGCGGCGGTGGTAGACGTGACGAGGCCGCCAGTGATGAGGGCATCCGTCAGCGTGCCGGTAGCGTTCAACGTGCCTGGATCACCCTGCGAAACAAGGTTACGCTCAGTGATAAAGGCATCAGTGCCAACGCTGTACAACAACGGGCTGGCATCGCCGCCAACCAGGCTGATGGTGGAAGCAGCAGTGAACACCGCAGAGGTGAATGCACCGCGACCAGTGAAGAGCACTTCTTCGGTCGCCACGGCATTGGCGTAATCGCGCTGGCGAACCACGCTATAGTTGCCGTCGCTGTAGCAAGCGATGCGGTTGGACGCGGCAACCGCGATAAGCGGCGAACCGCTCCAGGGGACGATATTCGACATAGGGAATCCTTATGCAATTGGGGGAGAGCCTAAGCCCTCCCCCAGTTTCCGATTACGGGACTTGGTTGAACAACAGGACGCCGGCCATTTCAGGAGCCGTCATCACCACACCGAACAGAACGTCTACCGTGTAGAACGTCTTGAAGGTTGAGTTGTCGAACCGCTTGCTCATGACCACTTCGATGCCCTGATCGGTCGAGGCGCGCATCACAGCGACACCCTGATCGCCGGGAACCGCATAGCGGCCCGGAAGCAGTTCGATGGCCGGCTTGCGCCAGAACACGTTGTAGCCCGTTGCGTCAACGTTCAAGAACGTAACCGGAGCAGACGCAGACGGGGTAACGATGCAGTTCTTGTACTCGTTTTCTGCGTCAGTGCCACCCTGCGCGCTGATGATCGGCGGGCTGATGACAACCGTGTTGGAAGTGCCAACGCTGATGACGCGGTAGGTCTTGGGCTGGCCCGTGCCTTCCTTCGTGATCTGATGCACCGCTTCAATGCCACCGACAGTAAAGCAATCGCCAGCGCGGACGTTGGTGTTGCTCGACAGGGTGATGGTCTGATAACGGTTATCGACGTTGCCAACTTCGCCGGTCGAAGCCGTCGAGGTCGCCTTCGGCACCCAATACTGAGCAGCCGAGGTGCGGGTATCAACAGTGATCGAACCGCCACCGGCAGCAGCCGCAATACGACGGCCCACGTCCAGCTTGTAGGTGTCGAAGCTTGCCACCATGCCGACCTGAGCGCGCTCGTAAGCGGTCAGGGTCTTGCCAGCGACAAGATTCTGACGGCCAGCGAGGTTGCCAGCCATGCCGTTGTAATCGCGGGTGTTCAGCGCCAGATAACGCTGATCCTGCTGCACACCCTGCTCGTTCATGATGGTGTCGCACAGGGCAACGTCATCATAGGAACCAGCGGCGGTCGTGCGGGTCACGACGAGCGTGGCCTGCTGCGTAGCAACGTCAAGGACGGCGCTGTTGATGGCGCTAGCCAGCTTGAAAGCAGAGCTTTCAGCCAGGCGGCCTTCCTGCAACGCATCACGCATTTCTTCAGCGTCCAGTTCGAACGTGTCGTTCTTACGGAAGCCTAGGCGCGACGGCACAGCCAACTGCACGCGGTTGCGGGCAACCACCGGAGTGCCGACAACACGATCTTGCAGCAGGCCGATATACGGCTGCGGACGCCAGATGGTGTCGTTGGTGCGTTCCATCAACTGGCCATTGGTGCCGTAGGTGTTGACGTTGCGCGACATGATGAGGCCATCGGTGAAGCCTTCGAGCATCTGCTCGAATGCAACCCGCTCCTCCTTGGAAAAGCTATTAACCATTCTTCATTCCTTCGTTGGGTTATGCTGC